TATAAAAGAGCCTCATTTGTAGGTTCCCATATATATTTATGATCAGGTTCTTTCCGATATATCGGTAAAGGATCAAGCCAAACAGAAGACCAAGGATCTTTACGTTTTAAAGCTTGAACGTGTATCCACTTTGCAAAAGGATTCATTTGTTTAATTGAGTAGTATCTACAAGAATTTCTTCTACTTCATCGTTTTCATCAATAAAAACCATAAACGGACAAGGACGTTCATTTTTTTTACCTTTGATTTCTTCTTCTAGCGTTTTTTTGTCAACAGGCAGAGCTACTCTTGTCTCTTGATCTATAGCAATACAGTGCATCCCTATGCATGAATCTTTCCCTTCAGGTAAATGAGCAAAAGCCTTTTCTGGATATACATCTAATTCACCTTTGTAATAACCTCGATAAAAAGGATGTCCTTGTGTACGTGCAAAAATCTTTAAGTCTTTTAGTAAAAGATTTTTTCTTAATGCACCAACTTCAGGATGCATTCGACCTGTTTTAGTTTTTTGACCACGTTTAATAATAGTTTCAAACCCTACATAAGAGTCATCATCTTTTTTAAATCCTTTTGTTTTTTTCATTGTTGATGCTCCTTAATCTTCTATTAAAAATTTCTTTGCCGCCTCTTCTTCATGGCGTTCATGTAAAACTGCAAGACTAGGAATACTCCAGTCATAGTCCCCTCTCATACTCTTAAGATGAAGGTCGGAATGTTCTTTAAGACATCTCTCTATCTCTTCAGGACTAACACCGCTAATTTCCATATCATCAAGCCAAAGTTTCCTTCTTCTCCTTAATTGATTTTCTAACTTAGAACAAGTTTTATGTGCTTGAGAGACATAAGCAGTAAGGCTTTTAATCTCTTTGTGTAAAAGGTGCCGAATTAAAATAATTTCATTGTCGGTCAAACTGATCTCTTGTCTTTCCATAATTAAATAAGCTCCTTTGTTAAGTAGTGGTTTTAGTTGGTTGGGAAATCTTTAGGGTCAACGACCTCTACAGATTCAGTTATTTCGGGAGGAGGATTCTCCCTTGCTAAGTTTTTAAACCTGACACCTTGATAACCTCTTGGATGTATATCAAGATGTTTGTTTGCTAAGTCGATGTTGTGCTGACAACCTGGGCTGATTTGATCTAAATCCTCCAGCGTCCACATAGGTCTTTTAGGGTTATCAGGATTAGGTGTATGTAATCCTTTTTTTAACCTGAGAGTGATTGAGCGAAGATTGTTAAATAACGGTTCCATTAATCAACAAAACCTCCATTTTTCCAGAGTCTTTGAGCAGGGTGACCTGTCACAGGCTCCTGATCGGCTTTCTGTGGTCTTCCAAAGGCTTCGTAGTTCTTTAGGGTAATACTTTTCCATTTACACGCTATGCCCTCTTCTAGCTGATCTAAGGCAGCATTCTTGCCGTATTTAGTAAATATGCCATTCAAGCCTTTAGAACCGATTAGAAGTTTAAATGCTTCTTCACTCTTTGCTCCTGATTTTTCTGCCCAGAATTCAGCTATTAAATCTTTACAAAACTCAAGTGATTTAGGAATTTTATTTTCTGCAAAAATCCATTTTTTTGATTTTTCCTTATTTATTATATTCTCTACTTTACTAGTATAGAAAACCTCCCTTTCTTCTTTGTTTTTTTCTTTCTGTCGGTCGGTTTTCAGTCTACCACATGGGTCAAGCCCCATATGATAGTTTAACCCAACTCTTAAAAGGTAATTGCCCCAAGTTGTAGTGTCTGTAAAGATTTCTGGCCTTTCAGCTTCCATCTCTTGGTATAACTTTGGACGTATCCTTATTGGCGTTGGTTCATTCATGATTACCTGAATAGTTCTTGAAGTGTACTCTGTGTATTCTTTGATGAATAGGAGGAAAAGAGGCTACTTATGAAATTGTAATATTTCTCATTCATCTATTTGTCTCCGATACTGCTTGCAGAATTTGTTGCATATAACCCATGGTTCACATTCATCCTCTAATCCCAAGATTCCTACATAGCCCTCTATTCTATGAATCTCTTCATACAGATAGGCTGCTTCCTTTTCAGTAAATTCAAATTTGATTAGTTTCTTTTTCGTCATTCAACCTCCTCTTTTACATCTTCTCTTCTCCAAAACAATGGAATAGCAGTTAATCCTGTCATCCTTTCAAATTTATACATTGCTTGTTCGTTCTCTCCTCTAATAGTCCACATATAAAGACCTTTAGGAGTTTCATCTTCTTTCCAATCATTTACAGCAAATCCCCATTTCTTATATTTTTCTTCTACTTCTTTTTTGCCTTCATAATCCATTCCCCACATCACAGAAACTTTTGAGTCATAACAATGCTCTAAATCTTTTTCTGTAGGGTTTAAGTAAGAACCTTCTCTTACAAAGTCAGGTTCACCTAATCGTTTTACTAATTGATAGTACCTAGTTCGTACATGAGCGATAGCGTGCATTAGTTTTTACCTCTGTGATTAAAGAATTGGTTAAAGGTTTTAAAGTTTTTTACTTCTATTAAATATTTTTTCTTTTCAATCATTTTTTTACATTCATGACATTCTTTATCTGACCATTCAAAGTGATAAACAAGATGAACGAAATTACATTCAGGACATTTAATACATCTTCCTAAATTCCAATCATCTTCTTTAAAAACTCTATGATTTGATTTGTAAGGTATATATTCTTTAATGTTGCTTATCCTTTCAGGTAAAACATTTTCATCAAAGATTAATTTCCTACATTCAAATCTATACTGTGTTTCATTCATGATTTTTTAGCTCCTACAATATGCTTTTTAAAATACGCATCAAATTCTTCTATCTTTAACTCAGATACTCTTTTTGCCTCTTTTATTATTGCTTCGTCAATCTCATATATTAAATTCCTTCTAGAATCTTCTACTTCTTCCAAACAAGCTTCTTGTTTTTCTTTACTTGGTGCTGTTTTAGCTAATACCATGCTTATGACTGCTGCATAAGCCCATTTGTTTTCAATCATGATCTTTAAATAAATTGGTTTGTAGGTTTGTTTTTTTAATCCGTTTTTGATAACTAGGATTTGCTTCATATGCAAACCATTCATCACTAGGTGGATCAACCCATACTCTTTTGCCATTCATTAATAATCTGAATCGCAATAATTTTCCATTCATAATGGAATACTTGATTTTGCCATTCATAGACCTAGTTCTTTAACAGTTTTCTCTCCTAATCCAAGAACATTCATTTCATATTTATAAACATCTTCACTTATTTCATGTTGTGCAAAAGCTTCTTCAATAATGGCTCTCCTGGCTCCTTTTTCTCTTTCTGATTTGGCAATCTTATTTTGCCTATCAAGTTCTGACATAGTAGACATGATTTGGTTTTTTAGTTTAGTTGATATGGGTAAGGTTTATATAATTAATCTGCTAATGACGGGTTCCTATCTGCTGCACTTAATGTAGGCTCATTCTTAGGATCATTATCTCTTAAATACTCTGTAAATTTTTCAATAAATTCATCAGAGTCTTCTATTAATTCTGGGTGATCATCAGCGAAAGAGTTTTTTTCGCTTTCTAACCATTGTTCGTGACCATCGTGTGACATGGTTTAAAACCTCGTTTTTGTTTTTGTTGGTTTTAGTCCTTATGGACTTAATAGAATTCTAACCTATTAGATTAGAGAATGTCAATAAAAAAAGCTAAATATTTATATATCTAGCTTTTTACTGTCTGACTGTCAAAATGACAGTCAATTAATAAGTACTAATATCATTTAAAATTTTACTAAATAACTTTTTATGTTCTAATCTTTTTTCTATATCATCTATGCTCTCAATATCTTCTAAATCATTCTTAAGTGATCTAGAAAGCATGCTAGATAATTCTTTCTTATTCTCTGATACTTCTAAACAACTAAAATGATCAGGCTCTTTAAAGGTCTTATAATACCTATCAGCAGTTCTATAAGATACGTTAAAAGTCTTTTTTAGTTTCTCTTTTATTTCTAAAGGAGTTAACTCCTTATGATCTTTAATTAATCCTTTAATTTCATCCTTGATTGTGTTTAGTTTTTGTGAGTGATTCATTGGTTTAATAATTGGTTTTTAGTGGTTTAGTGTTCTTTGAAAATTACTACTTCTTTCCTATTGTGTTCTAAGCACTTCCTACATGTAGAACAACTTTCATTGTCCATGTATTGAGCTTTACATGGAAAAATATCTATAGTCCCATATTTATTAACCATAGTAGGCTTATCACCTTTTTTAATGGCATCTACTGCTAAATCAAACACTTTGCTATTAGTCATTACCACGTCAAACTTATCTACAAAATATTTACTAGCTTGTAGTGGTTTTTCAGTTGAAAGATTGATTACAAAATTATCAGTACTAAATAATTTTACACATTCTAGATTGTGTTTTTGATTCTTACTATCACAATGTAAGTGCGTATACGTATAAGTCTTTATATTGTTTTTCCTGGTAGCGTGGTAAATTTTGGTTAATGCATCTATTGATATCTTTCTTTCATTATTATTTAATTTAGTGCTTACACTCGGCAAATCACCAGTAACGTTCATTCTAAAAGTTGTATTTGGTCTTAATCTTTTAATATCATTTATAAATCTTTCTAGGTCGTAATCTATCTCACTATTAAACAACTTTTTTTCATGAAATGCTGTAAAACCTTTTTTTCCATAACATTTTTTCCATAGTGGGCAAGCATCCGAACAACTTTCAAAAGTTGTATAACTACTTGAAAAATAAGGATCATATTTTTCATTAGTTAATTTACGGTTGCTAGTCCCTTCAATTAGTTTTGTTTTGTACATTGTTTGTTTTTTGTTTGTTTTTGTTTTTAAGTCCCTGATCTAAAAAAGAACAAGTTCTTTCATATGCTGTTCTTGGATCTTCAATAATAAATTCATCAACTTCGCCATTAAAGTTGATGATTGTCATTTTTGGTTTATTCATAATTAATTCATTCTATTTTTAATAACATTGATACTTGCTAATCTTTGATTGTTCTTATATCGAACAATCAAGCAAGCTATCCCCATTCTTAAACAATCACTCTTATTAAGATAAGGATGATTAGTAATATCAGATACTTGAAAATCTTTATTTTCTAAGTAATCTTTTAAAATTTCTTTTTTGTTTTTGTAGTCTCTACCATATGCTGGTAAAACGTTAATTTGAAAAGGATACATAATGGTTAATGAATAAGGTTTGATAATCCGAAATTAATTAAACTATCTCTTTTTTTCTCGTTTAAACCTGGATCAATTCCTAAAAATTCCTTTCTATCCTGATAAAATTTAATAACCTTTTTTAAATGAATTAAAAATTCTTCTTTATTCTCTCCAATATTTACAATTAAATCTCCCTCGCAATAGCTAACTATTTTTAATTCTTCAATGTTTAACCATACTCCAAAATATGGTGCATCCTCAGTTGTATCTATTGTACAATATCCACTCTTTGTTAATCCGTAGCCTAGTCCGATCGCATCCTGTTCTACATGTTCTTTAAGTGTTTTAATCATTTTTTTAAAAAAGATAATTTGAATAAAAAAAATAGATAGAGTATTTAAACTCTATCTAATGGATAGTTAACCTCTTCTAATCGGTAGCCATAATATAAAGCAGCATCAATGTATGCTCTTTTGTTACTCTCAACCAATAGATGCTCTGCTAACTTTAACCGACTATCAACAATAGCTTTAAGAGCTTTTTTTAGTGGTAGTTCTTGCATTGGTTTGTTTGGTTTGGTTTGGTTTGGTAGCTTTTTTTCTTTCTAGCTGTTCACTATCTCAGGAAGTGGTAATCATTCTAAAAAGAATTGATGACTAAAATCTCAGAAGTTTTTTAGCTAGAAAAGTTGAAAGATACTGAACTTATCTATATATTAGTTTAATCTAATAGATTATTAAAGTATTTTGTAATAGTTTGTTGTAATTTATTTATTAATCATATTGTTAACTATTGTTAATATAGACTATCTAATCTAATAATATAGATATATAATAAGTATATGCCAAACCAACTGAAACAAAATGGACAAAGAACTTATTAAGTGGCTCGCCGATATGCCTAAAGGCTACGAGCTAGCAGGCAGCAAACAAGGAGAGTATCACGGAGAGCGACAGCTTAAACTCTTTCTAAGAGCCGTTAACTAGTACAAATGTATAGGGGAGTAGTTCAGGAAATCCTGAGCTACCTACACGCTTGGGGGAACCTAAATATATTCTCGAAATCAAGATTTTTTATTTTCTACACGAATAGAGAGTTCAGGAGCTTTGATGTTAATTACTTCTTCAGCTTCGCCTACAACTTTACCGAGGTCTGCTAGAAGAGTTTGGACAGTTTGGAATTGACCTTTTTTCATTGCCTTGTCTATGGCACGGAGTCGCATTGTTTGAATGCGAGAGATCATATTTTCTCTATCTTTAGACCAATCTTCTTCATTCCAGATTTTGACTTGTTTCCAATCATCCCAAGCGTGACGTTCAGAGATGCCTTCTTTACGAGCATGTTCTATAACGCATTGACGAGTTGTAAGACCATCGCTTTGTTTGCAATACAAGCGTTGTTGTCTTTTAAGGATGTTGTCTTGAATTTCTACATTACTTCTTGCCACGATTACAAATCGAAGGGATTATGTATAGGATAATAGGTTATGGCAGTTAAAACCGCACAATCGGGGTTAGATATTAACTTAAGGTGGGCACAGGGGCAGGTGTTCAACGATAGAAGAAGGTTTAGGGTGTTAGTTGCTGGGAGAAGGTTTGGGAAGAGTTATTTAAGTTGTATTGAGCTGTTGAAGGGGGCAATTGATAGGCCAGGGGAGACATTTTTTTACTGTGCTCCTACATATCGGATGGCGAAAGATATTGCGTGGAAGGCATTGAAGAAGTTAGTACCGAAGGTATGGATTGAGAGTAAGAATGAGACTGATTTGAGGTTGGAATTGATAAATGGGTCAACTATTGAGTTAAAAGGGACTGAGAATGCGATGGCATTGAGAGGGAGGAGTTTGTCGGGGGTTGTGTTAGATGAGGCTGCATTTATGGATGCAGAGGTATGGTTTGAGGTGATACGGCCTGCGTTAGCTGATAAACAGGGGTGGGCGTTATTTATTAGTACACCTGATGGGACAGCAAGTTGGTTTTATGATTTGTGGTGTTATTGCAAAGAAGATCCTACTGATGAGTGGAAGAGGTGGTGTTATACAACAATTGAGGGGGGTAATGTCCCAGAAGATGAAGTTGAAGCAGCTAGGGCACAGTTAGATGGGAGAACATTTAGGCAGGAGTTTGAGGCAAGCTTTGAGAATTTAAGTGGGTTGGTGGCGATTAGTTTTGGTGATGACAATATTTCGACAGTTGCGGAGGATATAAATGTGATGCCTCTGTTGCTGGGTGTTGACTTTAACGTAGACCCGATGTCTGGCATTTGTGCTGTTAAAAAAGATGACACGCTATATGTCTTTGATGAAATAATTATGACAGGAGG